GATGCGTCGATTGCGGTTGCGGTTGGTTTATCATCGCAGCTAGTTCCAGCTCGCAGATATAAGCATTCGCTTGTTTGATCAGTTGCGCTTGGTATGCGTTTTGCTTGATAATTGATGCGCATAGCTTGCGTACATCATCGGCATTTTCATGCGTGAATGCTGCGCGTGATTGCGCCTCAATGCGCAGCTCTTCTTCAATGGACCATGAAATAACCAGCCACTTTGCCCAGGTCATGACACCAGCATGGCCCATCCTGTACCGGGACCATCTACCTCCCAGCGGCGCAACCAGTTCTTGCGGCTGTAGGCGATTCAGGCACCTTTGGTGTGGTTGACGTAGCCGCCGTTCACCATGTCGGCCTCGCCGTTCGGATCGTTGTGGATGTAGGCGCCACTGGTGGCGCCGATGATCACCGACCAATGGCCACCGCCGGTAGGGGCGCCGACAGGCCCCTTATGCAGCCAGCCCACCATCACGGGGCGCCCGGCTTCGAGCTCGGTGTCGATCACGGCAGGGTTGCAGTTGGTCTGCAATCGAGCTGCCAGTCCAAGTGAATGCAGCGCCTTGATCTGCGCTTGTGCGTCGGTGGTATCGCCGAAGCGGGCGCGGATCTTGTTGTAGGCATCATCGCTGGTGACCTTGCCGTAGAACCTGGCCACCATGGCAGCGCTGCTGCTGAAGCATTCGCGGTAGCCGGTGCCGCTGGCGTTGTCGTTCTGCGCCTCGTAAGGCACGCGCAGCAGGATGCCCTGCTGTTGCAGTTGCGGGATACCCTTCTGCCACAGCGCACCTTCGGCCTTCCGGCGGCGCAGCAGGCCGGCTTCGACGTTCGTGCCAGGGTTGCGGTAGAGCAGCATGGCTGCTGGCACCGATGGCCAATCCTTCTCGCGCAATGCTGCGCTGATGGTTTCAAACCCAGTGCTGCCATAGAACCCGGTGCCGAGGTTGTAGGCAAAGCTGATCAATGCGCAGCGCTGCGGATCGCTCATGCTTGCCCAGTGCGGGATCGCGCGCAGGCGTTCGGCGATGCGGTCTACCTCAAGGCGGAGCAGCATGTCAGCCTCGATGACGTTGATCTTGTCGCCGCGCTTGACCGGATCGCCAGCGCCATAGCGCGTGGTGCCGTATCCGATCGTCCACGGATCGCCGCCGCTTAACGGGTCTGGGTAGGCGCTCAGATGGCAGCCCTCGAACTCCTTGATGATCTGGATCGCATCGGCCAGATCGGTCTGCACACCGGCTGTGCTCCATGTCTTGAACCATGGCTGATCGCGGTTCAGAAGGCGCGGGCCGATTGCAGCCTCCAGTTCGCTGATCGAAGCCAGCTGATGCGGCAGGCCCTTGAAGTAGCGAAACAGATCAACCAGCCTGAGCTGCGTCATGGCCTTTGCAGGTGCTGTGGTACTGACTGCCGATAGCTGAATGCGCTCTTGATTTCGGACCAGATGACAGGACTGAGCATGGCGGCAACAACGGCGAGGATGACCACCTGCGCCATGCGCGTCTCCAATCGGCCAACGCGGACGCCTAGCCCGCTTCGCTCAGTCTTGTCGGAGATGGCAGCATCCAGCAGCTGCTTCAGCTGGCCTTCCAGCACGCCAATGGCACGCAGGATCTCGCCGTGTGTTGGCTCAGTCACCGCTTGCGGGATGCAATGCCACGCAATGCGCCGAGGATCAGCTGCACCCAGCCATTAGCCTTGACGCCTGGCAGGAGGCTGAGGATTTCGGAGCCGGCCAGCAACGTTATGGCAACGCTGGTGATCCCCTCGGGAGTAGGTGCCATGGCTGGCGTGAATCGCTATCTCAGGTTAGCTACCCGATGCAGCGCCACCAGCCAGCGTGCAGGTGACTGTGGATGCCAGGCCGGCAGATGCTGCGGCAACCACAGCCGGCACGCTGATCAGGCTGATCGAGACGTTCACGTAGCCAGCGGATAGGTGGTCTTCCTGCGGCTGTGCGGCGTAACGCCAGTGCGTAGAGAGTGGCACCAGGTCGGTAAAGCTGGTGTGGCCGGCCCACGCTTCAGTGCTGAGGGGAAATGCGATGTAGCCGCCCTGTTGCTCGCGGTAGTGATCGCGCAACAGCTTGGCCTGTGCTTGCGTCAGTGCAGCGAAGCTCAGTTCAAGGATGTGGCTGTAGGCGGTGGTGCCATGCCGGAAGCGGACGCTGCCACCACCGAAGCCCTTCTCCTCGGTGACGGGGAACACGCCCATGCTGTAGCGACGTGTAACCGGCTCCAGTGCCGGGAAGGTGGCCATCAGTTCTGCAGCGTGATGACGCTGGCGCCCAGGCTGAAGGTTGCAGAGCTGCTGCTGACATCAGCGCCGAAGTCCACGTAGCAGACCAGCTCATCAGCACTGCTGGCGCCGCCGCGTGATTTGTAGATCACAGCAGCCCTGGCGGTGATGGTGCTGCTGGCCCAGTTCACAGCCGCAAAGCTGAGGGTGACGCGATCGTTGGCGGTGGACTTGGTGACTGTGCAGGCAGTGGTCACACCGCCGGCGGTATAACCGGTGCCGCTGACTTCATTCGTGACGGCAGAGCGCTTCAGGTCGGTGTCCTTGTTTGGTGCGTAGGTGCTGGTGACCAGCATCACCTTGAAGGTGTCGGTGTCGAAGTCGATGGCACCACGGGCCATGTCATCAACGGCTGAGTTGTAGATCAGGCTGGCCATAGTTGATGCTCAGATAGATTCATTCTGCCGAGATGGCAGGCGGCTGCGGCCAGGTGATGTCAAACGGGTTGGGCGCATCGGCCAGGTCGCGCAGGGCCTGGCGGTAGGCGGCCCAGGCTTCACGATCGGCGCCGAGGTCGTAGTCAGCAATCTGCGTCCAGTCGCTGGCCTTGAGCAGCTCAATGCGCCGCTGGCGGACCTTGGCGTACTGCGCCTGCAGCTCATCGAAGCTGTGCGGACGCACCACGAAGGCGCTGCCGTCCCAGTCGATTGTTTCCAGCTTCGGGTTGCATTCGGGGCGCTCGTAAGGGCCGCTGTAACCGGCACGCTCCAGATCGTCAGGCGTGAAGGTGGTGCTGTCGGTGCGGGTGCTGCCGTCCGGGAACCGGATGCGATGCGGCAGGGGTGCTGGGGTGGCTTGGCGGTGGGAGTAGAGCATCGCCATCAGTAGACAGGAAATGGACCTGTTGGGACGACGTTGGGCCTTGCAACTCCAATGGTCAGGCGCACGGCTCCGACATTGGCTGCGGCGTCTCTGTTAGGCGACGAACCATCTTCGCCCATGATTTTGAGCGGGAATGTGGAGTTGCCAAATGCAAGGTTGTTAGTTGTTGTTGCCCTATTTGTGCCGTCAACGTTGATGTCAAATACATTGCCGGTGCGTACAACCTGTATGAAGTGCGCGTTGCCGTCCCTGACATCAACACCGGTGGTTTGCAAAACAAGAGCATTATTTTCTGCATACAAAAGAACGTCTCCGCTAGTGGAACTTGCGTAGTTGACTATCAACACCCAGGTGCCGCCTGCATAGTTTAGATCACTTCGGCCAATTAGTGTGACGTACTGGCGCGTTTGAGAGAACGGTTCCAGCCACATTTCTAGCGTAAAGTTTGAACTGCTTAGCTCCAGGCTTGCACTATCCGCCGCCGAAATAGTGTCTCCTGTGCCATCAGCCAGGATTGTCGGCCTACCAAATCTGGTAACGCTTGTGTCAATTTTTACATTGCCATTCGCGGTCAGCGTTCTGCCGTAGCTACTTAGATCGGTGAACACTGTGGAATTGTTGGCCTCTTCGTTGGGCTGCAACAGCAATACAACATTATCCCAATAGGGATCTGAGCCGACAATGATTGCCCGTTCATTTGGGAACCACAGCCCTGGCGTCGTGGCTTCCTGCTTGCGCCTCTTGCCCATCAAACCGCCGTTGAAGCCAAGCATCAGCTGATGTCCTCGTAGCTGATGACCAGCTCCAGGTCGCCAGTGGCGCTGGCCTGTGCTCGGAGGCTGTGGCCTTCCTCCAGGTAGATGTACGCCTCGCGGGTCACCAGCACCTGCGTGGCATCGGCTGGCACAGTGATCGTCTTGCCGATGGCGAAGCCGGTGGTGCCGTTGTAATGCTCCAGGCTGATGTCAGCTGCTGCGGTGCCATCCACGTTGGCGCAGTACACCGAATTGATTTTCAGCACCTTGCCGCTGCTGGCGCCATTGCTCAGCGCTGCAGCCATCGAGGTGGTGACGGCATAGCCCACCGACTTGCCGGTGATCGTCGTGGGACTCTTGAGGTTCGGCGCTGCCATGGATTAGTTGCCCCACCATTCAACATAGGCTAGCGATTCCCAACCGAACAGCTGCACGCTCATGTCGCCAAAGTAATCACCGCCGACAACCACAGAAGCCGTACCACCTGCCAGGGTGATCGTGATGCTCTGCTGCAGGCCGTTGGTTGAAGTGGCGCTGCCGAATACTGCAGTGACAACCACTGTGAACTCAGTGCCGCCGACAAAAGTGCCGTCAGGCGGTACGGTTTCAAGCGCCAGCTCGACGTTGTAGCGTCCGCAGTAAACATCATCCACGGATGGTGGGTCCGTGTACCGCCAGCGGTAATCCGTTAGCTGGTAGTCGCTGATGGTGGTGACGCCGCTCCAGATGCTGGACGGCAGCGTGAAGCTCTCGAAGCTGCCGTACTGGCCTTGGTAGTGGCTGAGGATGCTGAGCATGTCAGCTTCAGCCAATGCGATGAAGCTCAGCCGCACTGAGCTGCCGAGCATTACGTTGCTATGACGCACACGATTCTGCAGGCCGTTGTAGGTCGTGAACGGCGTGTGCGGATACTCCCCTGGCGTGAAGGCGCGAGTGGCTGGCGTCAGCGAGGGGAAGGTGGTCATGGCTGCGGGTACGTGTACAGCACTGCATCCGTGTACGGATCACGGATGTCAACGACATTTGATCCATTTTCGCTTGAAGTATTGCCGCCCTCAAACTGGATAGTTCCACCAGCGAAAGTGATAGGAGAATACGTCAAGAGCGTTAGTCCGCCGCTTATGGTGTATCCATACCAAAGGATGGCAGGTGCGCCTAAGTAATCTCCGGTAGCGCTCCACGCGGGTTGGTAGTAGCTCACCAATGGGAAACTGCCGCTCGCCGTTCCAGGAACGTACTTATAGCCAACAGTGCTGCTGTATTTGTTGGCAGGGCCAGTCGGCGGAAAGTCTCCGCTTGGCAGCGTAAATGGGCCGTATGTGGTGGCAGGGGCGCTTTCACCACATTGGACGCTGCCATAAACGACCCGCCCGATGTCACTGCGGGTGAGCACATACGAAGGAACCAACGCGGCAATGTTCGTGATGTTGGCAACACCATCCGAATCAAACCATGAATAAATTGGCGCACTGCTGGCACAGGTATTTGGCAGCGTCAAGAACGAGCCCGGTGCCGTTGTGCCGCCAAGTGGGTTGATAAATGGCAGAGTTCCAAGTCCAGCGTCCAACCCATCATCAGTGCTGCCGATGTCGCCTGTCGGCGCTGAATCACCATCAGGGACTGGCAGCTGGATCGGCGCTTCAGAATCAGCAGCCGTGAACGACTCGGCAGGGATGGTGTTGTCGCTGCTGGAGTTCACATCACAACTCACGCCGGTGCGGCCACTTGGCAGGATGATGCCAGTGCCAACAGCGGCAGCCACATCCAATGCGATCAGGCTGCGGCCTTGGTCGTCGATCGGGAAGTGTGTGGCCTCATAGCTCACATCACCCGCCAGTGTCTTGGTGATGCGCTCCACCTGGTACAGGTAGTCATGCACCGAGTTGGCGTAGGTGGTGTTATCGCGCGCCAGCTGCACGCGGATGATGTCGCCAGCGCTGATGAGCGTGTTGTGCTCCTGCGGCCTGGCTGCAAACCTGATGGTGTGCGTGGTATAGATCCGCTTGGCCAGGATGTAGGCGCCAACCTTGACGGCGTGATCCTCGCTGGTGCAGAACGTCGAAAGGTCATGCGACTCATACGGCCCGGTTTCTGCTGTGCTGGCATAGCGCACCTCGGCGGTGCGGATGATGCCAATGTCGCTCTCCAGCTGCTGGCGCCAGATCACCTGCGCTACAAACGGCTGCCGGTCCGCCAACGACAGATAGTTGATCTCCAGCGTGCCGGGCAGCACCGTGTCTTCAGTAAAGGTGTACTCAGCCGTGATTGCCGTGGTCTTGATGGCGCCGCCGGCAGTCACCGGCAGCAGCGGCCGCAGCCCGCGTTTGCCACCTGCGCTGCTCTCGGCCAGTAGGAAGTAGGGCGCCAGCCTGGCGGCGAGGTCGGAGTAGTTGGTGCTCTCGCGAATCTCAATGTTGCAGGTAAAACCGTTCACCTCGAGGAACGTGGCTGCTGCCAGCAGGGCGGTGTTGTCGATCATCGCCGCCGGCACCCTGCTGGTATTGACCAGCAGCCACTTCACCAGGTCCGCGAAGTTGTCGCTGGGGCCAGTCACGCTGTCGTAGATCCGGGTGACGGCCATGCCGCCACGAATAAACAAATGCACCTGGCGGTTGTATTGATCGAAGCCGTCCGGGATGGTGACGTTGAAGCTAAGCGTGCTGATGCCCGGATAACTGCCGACCGTGCCGCAGAAGAATGGCGCCTCGGGTAGATCCTTACCGGCACGCTGCTCCAGGAAGTTGCCGGGTGCCCAGGTGCCAGCCCTGCGGTTGTAGGTCTGCGTGTGAGCGCCAACGCGGCAGGCACGCTGAAAGACATCCTTCACCGGGATGCTGTCGAGCTGGCCCTCGCTCAGCACCAGCATGTAATAGGCGGTGACGTTGTTGCTGGCGTCATTCTCGAAGCGTGCTTCGGTGGCGCCGGGGCTGATCAGGATGCCGCCTTTGCTGTTGCGGAATCGGGCGAACACGATCGGCACCGGCTCGCCAATCTGCGCGAACCGCTGCGGACGATCCAGCTCTGTGGTGCCCTGCGCGGCGGTT